TTTAGAAAGAACACAGGAACTTACACCGCATATTGCGATGTGATAAACGAAGCAGGATCAACTGTCAGTTCACATTCAGCAACAATAACTTTAAACGAAAACAACTTAATAAACATTGGAGCAGCAGCAATCAACACATGGGCAGGATCAAGTCTTATCAGTTCCACTTCATACGGTTATAAGTTCTACATTAACAGGTCAGGACATAGTTCACGTAAGATTACTGTTCGAATTAAATGTTACCCAAAGTTTAAACCAATTAACGTTCACTTCATCAATCGCTTGGGTGGAATAGATACGATGATTTTTGCACTTGCAAATAAACGCACATCAAGTTTTGAAAAACAAACCTATCAGAAACCACAATGGCAAACAATAGGTGGAAGCAAAAAGATCGCAGATAGTTACAACAGGATTTCTGAAACCAATGTAAACTTCAATATAAGCCATGACAATAAACTTACTTTAATAAGTGATTGGATTAGTGAACAGGATTCCAATTGGGCACAACAACTGATTGCGAGTACACAGGTTTACATTGAGCAGAATGGTGGATACTTTCCTGCAACCATAGATGACACAGGATATGAGTTTAAATACGATAACATCAATAAGACATTTAATATTCAATTAACTGCAACAATCGGAAGGGTAATAAATAGCCAATTCAGATGAGGACACAGATATTCATAAATAACGAGGAACTTGATTTGATGAATGACATTGATACCGAATTCACATTCGCTATTGATGACATCGCAGATTTTGGTAGCAAAAACACTACCTATTCCAAGACAATAAACATTGCAGGATCGGCACAGAATAACAAAGTATTCGGTTACATTTTCGATTTAGCAAATAGCAATTTCACGAATGAGTCCCTGCCAAATGTTAATTATAATTTTAACGCATCGCAGGTAGCACCTTGCAGAATATTTGTTGATGGCATTCAGATATTTAAAGGGGTATTGAGGTTGCTTGAAGTGGTCATAACAGGACAGGCAATCGAATATCAATGCAATGTGTATGGTGATCTTGGTGGGTTTATGTCTGCACTTGGAAACAAAAGATTAGAAGATTTGGACTTTTCAGAATACGATGAAGATTGGACAGTCGCAAACATAACCGCATCATGGGACAATATAAACGCATCAGGTGTTTATTATCCTTTAATAGATTACGGAAACGTAACAACAAACAATACTGACTTTCAATTCAAGGCATTTAAACCTGCTTTGTATGTGAAAGAATATTTGAATAAGATTGTCGAAGATTCAGGTTACACATGGAATTTTCCATTGCTTGATACTGCACTTCTTCAAAGAATGGTTGTCCCTGCTAACAAGGCGGTCATAGCCAATCCAAGTAGCAATGCTTTTAACGCAACTGCAAATGCTGCGACATATAACACAGATAGTTACCCTGACTTTACAGTTACAACCGCAGGTGATTTTACATTGGTAGGTAATGATTATCAATACGGAGGTGCATCATCTTTACCTGCAACAGTTACACTTGAATTGCAGGGATCAATGTTAGATGTATTTCCCGATCCACCACCTGACACAAACGTAACAATCAGCCTGTACATTAATGGAGGTGCAGCAGTTAGTCAGACAATACCTGTTGCCTATGAGCCACAAGGGTTTTCAATAAGTTTAACAACCACTCACACATTCGCAACTAATGACACAGTCGGTGCTTATGTTAGTTCAGATGCGACATCGTATAGCATATCACAGGGTATATTGAAAGTGGAAGCAGGTAGCGGAGTTGATGTGCCTGTAAATTATGGTGAACCATTGCTGATAAATAACACAATTCCGAAAGGTATATTTCAAAGGGATTTCTTTTTATCAATTTGCAAAATGTTTAACCTATATGTTTACGATGATCAATACGAAACAAACAAAATACATATTAAACCATACGTTGATTTTTATGATGGTACATTCGTAGATTGGACAAACAAGGTTGACAGATCGCAACCTATGAGTATAAAGCCAATGAGTGAAATCAATGCAAGATACTATCAGTTCAAATACAAAGAGGACAACGATTATTACAATGAGAATTACAGGAAGAAATACAACGAAGGTTATGCTGATCGCATATACGATACTGAATTTGATTTTGTTAAAGATACTGATTCGACTGAAATAATATTTGCACCAACTGTTTTATTTCAGGGAGATACAACAGACAAGGTTTACCCTGCTATTTACAAAAGATCAAATGAGAATACAAAGACCGATCCAATGGACTTTGTGATCAGGATATTACAGGCTAAAAAGAAAACATCTGTAACATCATGGAAGATTCAAAAAGATGGATTAGTTACACCAACGGATTTGGTTACCTTGACTTCATACGGATATGCAGGACATTTAGATGATCCATTTACACCGACTAATGATATAAACTTCGGTGCACCAAAAGAAGTTTATTTTGACACAACAACATATCCAACAACGAATCTATTCAATGCCTATTATTCGGACTATATGGCTGAAATAACAGACAAGGATTCCAAGTTGCTAACGTGTAACATACTATTAAATGCAGTAGATGTATTGAATTTGAATTTCGGGAAGTTAGTAATGATTGATAACCAACTATTCAGAATAAATAAAATAGAAGGTTACAACAGTATTGATTATAAGACAAGCAAGATTGAATTATTGAAAGTAATAACAAAAGTATTCTAATGGCAGAAGCATTAAATTTACAGATAAATATTGGCGGTAACGCATTTAAAAATTTAGGTGAAGTAAAGAAAGCCTTAAAAGAAGCAAGAGCAGAATTAATTGCAGCACAAACTACATTTGGAGAATATAGTAACGAAGCAGTTGCAGCAGCTAAAAAGGTAGCGTTATTCAAAGATGCTATACAAGAAGCAAGTGAAACTGCTGATTTATTTGATCCCGGTAAAAAGTTTCAAGCATTAAGTGGTGCATTAACCGCAGTTGCAGGTGGATTTACTGCGGTGCAAGGTGCAATAGGTTTATTTGGTGTTGAATCGAAGGAAGTAGAAAAACAATTATTGAAAGTGCAATCTGCACTTGCATTATCACAAGGTTTATCAACGATAACTGATTCTGCAAAAGATTTTCAAAGGCTTGGTGCTATTATAAAAACACAAGTTGTTACATCATTTAATACATTAAAGACAGCTATTGGTGCAACAGGTATAGGAGCATTAGCAATAGCTTTGACATTAGTTATTGGATATTTTGAAGATATAAAAAAAGTAATAACTAATTTATTTCCTGCTTTTGAAAAGTTAACAAAGTTTGTTGGGGGTATTGTAGAAAGATTTACTGATTTTATTGGTGTAACAAGTCAAGCAGAAAGAAATTTAGCGGCACTTGAAAAACAAACGAAAAGAGGTAATGAAGAAATAGAAAATAGAATTAAAATACTTTCTGCACAAGGTGGTAAGGAAAAAGAAATTTATGAATTAAGTAAAAAGTTAGGTGAAGATGAAATTGCCTTTTTACGTGAAAAGTTAAAAATAAAAGGTAAATTATCAGATGAAGAATTAAAACAATTTAGGGATTTAAAAATACAACAAGAATTACTTGATATACAGGAGCAAAATAGAATAAAGAAAGCTGCTGAAGAAAAAGTTAAAACAAATAAAGAAGCACAGGATAAGGAAAAGGAAAGATTAAAAAAATTACGTGATGATGAACAAGAATCAATAAGACGTGCTTCTGCATTAGATTTACAATCTATCCAAAATAGAAGTAAAGCAGCAGAAGAAACAAGAAAAAAAGAAGATGAAGATGTTGAAGCCTTATTTGCACAAGAAGAAAAAAGACAAGAAAAAAGAATTGAAAATTCAAATAAAAGAATTCTTGATGATAAAAAGGAAAAGGAAGCATTAATAGAAGCCGAATATCAATTGGCAGATGCAAAATTTCAGGCAGCATCAGCAGGTTTATCTTTACTTGGTACATTGGTTTCAAAAAATGAAAAATTACAAAATGCTTTATTTGTTGCTGATCGTGCATTAGCAATTGCAAAAGTTATTATAGATACACAAAGAGAAATTGCAGGTTATGCAGCAGCGAATTCACCACTTGGTGTTCCGGGTTTAGCTATTACTGCAAAAATGGCTTTAGCAGCAAAAATAAGAGCAGCAGCAAGTATTGCCACAATAGCAGCAACAACAATTGCTAAATTTAAAGGTGGTGGAACTAATGCAGGTTCAAATTTTGGTCCGAGTATTCCTACACTTGGTGCACAATCTCCTATACAACCACAAGCAAGTTTGACACAATTAAATCAGCAAATGATTAATGCAATTGGCAATCAGGCGATCAGAGCATACGTTGTTGAAACAGATATAACCACTAATCAAAAAAGAATTGAAGCAATTAAAAATAAAGCTAAATTCGGTTAAGTAGATAATTACTAAAATTTAAAACATTTATTTTCATGGAATTACCATTGTACGAATTAATGATAAATGAGGATGTCGAAGATGATGCAGAAGTAAACTTCGTGGCATTAGTTGACAGACCTGCGATTCAAAGGAATTGGAATGCTTTTAAAGATAAACACGTATTTGAAATCGTTTCGGAAGATCAGCGTATTATCAGCGGTGCTCTTATGTTGGCTGATACACCTATTTTTCGCAGCGACAATACTCATGGCGATTACTATGTTACTTTCAGCAAAGATACTATTCTCAAAATTGCACAGAAGTTTTTCAAGAAAGGCTATCAAGCTAATGTTAACTTGGAGCATAATCCTGATTTTAAGGTTGAAGATATTGTTATGTTCGAATCCTTTATATCTGACAAAGAACGTGGCATTCCACCAATGAAGGGATTTGAAGATGCACCTGAAGGATCATGGTTTGGTTCTTTTAAAGTTTACAATGATGAGGTTTGGCAGAAGGTAAAGAATGGTGAAGTGAAGGGTTTTTCTGTTGAAGGTATCTTTGAATACAAGAAAGAACAATCAAAGGATCAGAAGATAATAGAAGATATAAAGCGAATTTTATCTTCTGTTAAGTGGTAATATAATTTGTTTATTCACATTTAAAATAAAAGTATGAATCCTAAAGAAGCAATACTAAAAATCAAGGCACTTTTCGAAGATATGCCTAAACCTGAAGAAGCACCTGTTGAGGAAGTTAAAGCTGCTGATTTTGCAGAATATTCCCTTGCAGATGGTACGAAGGTTATGATTTCATCACTTGAAGTAGGTGGTGAAGTAAAATTGGAAGATGGCTCAAACGCACCTGATGGTGAGCATCAATTGGCAGATGGTACACAGATTTCAACACTTGAAGGTAAGATCGTTGAGATTGAGAAAGCTGAAGAACCAAGTCAAGAAAATGTTGATGTTGAGGTTGAGTCAAAGAAAATGGACAAGAAAATGGAAGAAATGGCTGCTGAATTTCAGTCAAAAATTTCTGACATGGAAATTCTTAACGCTGCTTTGATGGCGAAGATTGAGGCACTTGAAAGTAAATCAAAAACAGGATTTGCACAAGTGGTTGAACTGATCGAAGAAATGAGTAAAGTTCCACAGGCTGATCCGATTGAAATGCCACAAACTTTCAAATTCGAAGCAACAAAAGACATTAAGTTCGAAAGACTTAATAAATATCGTAACGCAATTTTAAACAATAAAAATTAAAAAAAATGGCATTTGACGTATCAACCCTTGCAGCCTATACAGAGCAGAATGAAGCTCTTTTGGTTACATCATCTGTATTGGGTGCTAAAACTGCATCTTTGATTAAGAGTGCAGGTAACGTAATGGTAGGAGTAAAATCCGCAGAAACCATTAACATCATGGACACAGACGCAGTTTTTCAAGCAGGTGGATCATGCGGTTTTAACGCATCAGGTTCAACTTCTTTCACACAAAGAACTGTAACTGTTGGTAAAATTAAAGTTAATGAAGCACTTTGTCCGAAAGACTTGGAAGCTAAATACTTGCAGAAGGCATTGCCAACTGGTTCAATGTATGATAGCATTCCATTCGAACAAGAGTTTGCTGACAAGAAAGCAAAAAGAATCGCTGCACAACTTGAAACTGCTATTTGGCAGGGTGATACTGATTCAGTTAACGTAAACCTGAACAAATTTGATGGTTTGGTTAAGTTGATCGGTGCTGCTGCTGGAGTTGTTGCTGCTAACGCATCCACATATATTTCAGGTGCACCTTTAAGTACAATCACAGATGCTAATGTAATCAGCATTTTCGATGGTATCTACAAAGCAATTCCTGCACAGGTTGTTGCTGCTGATGATATGATTATCTTCTGCGGACAAGATTTGTTCAGAACATATACAGTTGCTCTTAAAAACGCAAATCAGTTCCATTATTCAATTGATGTTAAAGCTGATAGCGAATTCATTCTTCCCGGTACATCAATCAAAGTTGTTGCAGTACAAGGTTTGAACGGAACAAATAAAGCATACGCTTTGAGATTGAGCAACTTGTTTTTGGGTACAGACCTTTTGAACGAAGAAGAAAAATTTGAAATCTTCTACGCAAAAGAAGCTGACCAAGTACGTTTCGTATCTGAATTCAAGATGGGTGTTAACATCGCATTCCCTGATGAGATTGTTAAATTCATCCTTGCATAATAAATGGGGAGGTAATACTCCCCTTTTTATATAACACTTTAAATAAAATAAAATGGCTTGTGCACTAACGCAAGGCTACGTTTTGGACTGTAAAGATTCACTTGGTGGTATAACTGAAGTTTACTTCATGGCATCATCAGATGTAAGTTCTTACACAGTTTCAGGTGGTGTTATGACTGCTCTAACTAAAAAGTCTGGAAAAAGATTTTACAAGTATGAGTTGGTTAAAGGCACTTCAAGTTTCGTTGAGAATGTTAATGCTTCTGTTGAGAATGGAACGATTTTCTATCAGCAAGAATTGACAATCATCCTGAATAAACTTCAGGCAAATACAAGAAACGAAATCCTGTTACTTGCAAAGAATCTTTTGGTTGCAGTAGCTAAAGATAACAATGGTAAGTATTGGTATTTGGGACTTACAAAAGGATTAGATATTACAGGCGGTTCTGCTCAAAGCGGTGCTGCACTTGGTGATCGTTCAGGATATTCTTTGACTTTCACAGGTCAGGAAGCTGAACTTTCACCTGAAGTAAATTCCACAGTCGCAGGACAGTTGGAAACCGCAGGTTCATAAGTTGTAGAGTTTAATGGTTAAGAGTGCCCTGCCGATATGGTGGGGCATTTTTGTTAATATCCAACGTTTTTTACATTTATTGTTGTGATAGTACTAACAAAAGGACAAATTCAGTATGTATATTTTACTTTAACGGAGAAGCAGACTATTTCTTCACCGAATTACCTATTTGTGTTTGAACAAAGGTCAACAAATACTGAAGTAAAATTTGTGCTAACTAATGCAAAGGATTTATCTTTACATAAGGATAGGTACAATAAATTCCTGTTGAATGTAAATCAATATTTTTTAAGTAAACTTAATGGTCAGTACACGTATTACGTATATCAGCAAACCAGTGCAACCAATACCACAACCACAGGTTTAACCCTTTTGGAAAGTGGTATTATGATGCTAAAGGAATCAGAGGAAGTATATACCGAATATTCTACAACTGACACATATAAAATAAGACAATGAGTTTAGAAAATCAATTTGTACTTGTTCAATTTGCAGAAGCAAAGCAGCCTGAATACATCGAAAAGAAAGGTGAAGGATGGATCGGTTATGGTCATCGTAATGACTATCCAAACTATCTTGTGGAACTATTTAACAAAAGTGCTAAACACAATTCGATTGTAAAGTCAAAGGTACATTACATTTGTGGCAATGGTTGGACAGGTAGCGAAGGATTCATTCAGAAGCCAAATAGAACCGAAAATTTGGATGATGTTACAAGAAAGGTATCATTGGACATGGAATTGTTTGGGGGTGCTTATTTGGAAGTTATTTGGGGAATAGGGCGAATCGCAGAAATATGGCATTGTGATTATACTAAATTCAGAACTAACAAAGACAATACTCAATTTTGGTATAAAGAAGATTGGAAAGATAATAAAGAGAAATACAAAGTTTATCCTGTTTTTAACCCTAAAAACCCACAAGGAAAACAAATACTTTACATGAAGGAGTACAGACCTTTGTCGCAGGTATATGCTTTGCCTTCGTATTTTGGTGCATTAAACTATATTGAATCTGATATTGAGGTTTCGAAACACGTTCTTGGGAATGCCAAAACAGGGTTTTCTGCAAGTAAACTTATTACACTTCCTAATGGTGAGCCTTCACCTGATGAGCAAAGTGTAATTCATCGTAAATTTAAAAATACATATACAGGTGCTGATGGCATCAAATATATGTTGGCATTTGTTAATGATGCTTCACGTAAGCCAATCATTGATGATCTTGGTCAATCTGATTTAACAAAAGAGGATTTTGGAAGGGTTGACAGTTTAATACAGACCAACATTTTCAGCGGACACATGATCACAACACCGAGCATATTCGGTATTGCTGAAGCAGGTAAACTTGGAAGCAGAACAGAGATGCGTGATGGGTATGAGATTTTCAAGAATACTTATGTAAACGCAAAGCAAATGTTCCTTGAATCAACATTCAATATGTTGGCAGGATTTGCAGGTTATGCGGAAGATTTACAGATCATACCTACCGAACCAATCGGAATGGAATTTACAGAAACTGCATTGTTGCAGATTATGGATAAGGATGAGATGCGTGAAAAGATCGGATTGAAACCGATTGAAGTAAGGCAAACAACTACAAATCAAGATGTAATTGATGCGATTAATTCTTTGAGTCCATTGGTTGCGAATAAGGTTCTTGAACAATTGACACCTAATGAGTTGAGGTCATTGATCAGCTTACAACCAAAAGAGGGTGGTGAAGATTTAGAGCCAACAGTTCAACAGGGACAAGGATTTTCTGCACACTTTGATTTTAAATCATTAGATGAGTTTGGAGAAAGCAAAGAAAACTTTAACGTATTTAAACAACGTGCATACTTTCAGGAAACACAACTGTTCGAAGATGTAACACAATTGCAGTCAAATATACTTGATCTGATTACTAAAGATAAAAGGATCACACCTGAAGTTATTGCAGAGGTTTTGAAAGAAGATGTGGGTGCGGTAAAGCGTGTGATCGGAATACTTGAAGAAAAAGGATATTTAAAGTCAACTGAAACATCTATTGGTAAAGGAGATGATAAATCAATAATCATTGAACGTAAATTGACTGCACCGATTTCAGAGATCGTTGAATCAATGAAGCCGAAAACAACTGAATTTCTGATCAGGTATTCATACGAATGGAGGCAGGGGTTTAATGATAGTGATTTAGGTACATCAAGGGAGTTCTGCAA